GAAACTGCATTGAGGGTATTCAATGCCATTGAAAAGCTACACGTACTACAACAAGCCCGTGAGCATACCCAAAGACTACGAGCGTCTGGTAAAAATATTAATCGACGCACGGTTCGCGCAAAGTTTAAGCCAAGAGTCGTTAGCTCATAAGATAGGGTGTGCAACTTCGCTGATCCACAAGTGGGAAACTGGCAAGCGAATACCCTCTGGCTTTATGTTAATGTGCTGGCTTGATGCTTTGAACTGTGAAATCGAAATCAAAAAAATCCCACAGAATCGTCTGCCTTAAATGCCAAGTAAAAACCGAATGGTTTGTGGCTATTCTAAAGCAAACAAATGACAGCTACGAAAAGCATTGGTACATTTGCAGACGCTGCTATGAGGAAGACCAATGGCAAACCGTAATAAAAACAAAGGAACGTACCACGAGAAGTGGTTCGTCAAGTGGCTTGAAGCGGCGGGTATCAAAGCCAAAAGGCAACCCCTGTCAGGCAGTCTGGGAGGCGAGTATAGCGGCGACATCAAACTCGAACTCAACGGACACGAACTGGTAGGCGAAGTTAAATACCGTGACAAGTCTAGCTTCCCCAGCCCCTTTAAAGTTTTAGAAGGCAGAGACATTGCCTTTTACAAAAGGCGGACAGGCGATCCGCAAACCCTAGTCATCGTATCAGGTGACACATTCCTTAAACTAATGGAGAACAACAATGACACTGACTGATAAGTTTAATCAATATCACAGGGACAATCCCCAAGTGTATGAACTCTTCAAATACTTTACCCTCAGGGCTATCAAGCGTGGTCACAATCGCTTGTCTGCATGGATGATTGCTAATCGCATTCGCTGGGAAACATCCATCGAAACCTTTTCAGTTGATGAATATAAAATAAGCAACGACTACATTGCTTTGTATGCTCGTATGTTTATGCGCGACCATCCTGAGTATGACGGATTCTTTAAAACAAAAGAAATGAAGAGGGCATAATGGTTAAGAAACTATCTAACATGGCTGACGCTGCCATCTGGGATGCGCAAGTCAACAAGTCTTCTACGAATCCTGACTACAATCGCGCTATCAAAAAGCAAGGTTTCTTTCTGGATACGCACCAAATCGTAGCCAAGCGCATCAAGAACGGGGAGCCTGTCGGTGACTTCTGGTTGCGCGGCAAAGCCAAAGAAGCACTGCTAGATCAAACCGACTTAAAGCAAAGTGACTTCTCAAAATACAATGGCTGGGTTCAGATGTATGGCAACTATCCAGAAAATAATTCTTGATATAACTGCGTAAGTGCAGTACCTTACCGCTTATAATATAAGGAGAACATCATGAAACGAACGGGTTTCATTGGCGGTAGTGATTGCGTAAAAATCATGCAAGGTGATTGGCAAACACTATGGGAAGTGAAGACAGGGCGTAAAGAACCTGACGATTTATCAGACAACATTGCAGTGCAGCTTGGTAGCTGGACTGAATCCTTCAACTTGTCTTGGTTTGAAAAGCAGCACGGCTGTGTTCTTTCTGGGCATCAATATGAATACGAACAGATCGTTGGCACAGTGGCTTGTCGTGGCACAGTAGATGCACGGTGGAACAATGCTATTGTTGAGGCCAAGCACACCAATGCGTTCAATAAAATGGATGACATTGTAGAATTATACATGCCGCAAATCCAACTCTATGCACATCTGGCAAAAGCAGATGGCACCCACCTCTCAGTAATCTTTGGCAATAGTAAATGGGAGTCAACCTTTGTCCACTACAACAACGAGTATTTCAATTCTATGTGGGCGGTGGTGTCAGATTTCTGGAGTTACGTGCTACGCGATGAACAGCCGACTGGTGTTCAGGTCGACAAAATATCGACCGACTCGATTGCGCTGGACAACATGGTCAAGCGTGACGCCAGCCGCGACAATCAATTCATGGACGCAGCCGTTACATACCTCAACGAGTATGAACACAACCGCGTCTTCGAGAACGCCAAGAAAGACCTCAAGCAAATGGTCGGCCCAGAAGAAAGGGAAGTGTACTGTGATCAGCTTGCAGTTCGCAGAGACAAACGAGGAGCATTAAGGATTGTAAAGCGATGAAAGTTGATAGTGATATAATAATGTCTCTGACTAGGGATGGTGAATTTATTGTCAGTGTGGATATGTTTTATAGCATGAAACATTCTGAGCTAGAAAGATACTTATCGCCTGTTGCTCAGTTCATTGCTCATTGTTCTTCAATTATTGAAGCTAAGAAAGAACAAGAGCGAATTGCAGACGAAGAGTTCCGTAAAAAACGAGAGGCGCGATTAGCACCCAAAAGAGAAGCAGCAAGGCTAAAAGCAAAAGCAAAACGCGAAGCTGCAAACCAAGCAAAAAAGGAGAACACCAATGACACTACAAATATGGAATAAGCTGGCCTCTTCAGACCCCAAGTATCTGAAGAAGGTCAGCTTCGGAAGCCGCAGCTTCACCGCAATCGACCCACAATACCAAGTCATGAAGATGACAGAAGAGTTTGGCCCTGTTGGCGAAGGCTGGGGTTGGCACAATCAAACAGAGATAGTGCCTCTGGCTAACGGAGACAGCGCTGTGTTAGCGCATGTGACTGTTTGGCATGGTAACCAAGGAAATATGTTTGGCCCCTTCACAGGCTGCCGTAAGTTCTTTGACGCTGCCAAGGGTCGATTGGCAGAGGATGCACCGAAGATGGCTATTACCGATGGCTTGACCAAAGCACTGTCTCACATTGGCTGTGATGCTGATGTGTTTCTTGGTAAAATGGATGGCAACAAGTATCATCAAGACAGTGATAACAAAAGCGGTAGCTGGTAATGCCTAGAGGAAACATGTCGCAGAGTGTTACAAGTGGTGTGCCGTATCATTTGTGGCAAAATGCAATGCGTATGTCCATTGAGCAATATAAATTTAATTGCAAAAAAGTTAAAGCAAAAGACTTGAGCAAACGTAACTGGCTTATCTTTAAGTTAAGAAGAGAAGGTAAGCAAATGGAAGAGATTGGTAAAATTGTAGGTCTATCTAAAGGAGGTGTCCAACAGATAGAAATAAAATGCTGCAAAGCCATTCTCAAAAACATAAAGAAACTACAACAAAGGAAGTAACTCATGTCAGAGTATGACGACACAAACAAAGGAGCAGCCTTCACGCCGTTCCCAACGCAGCAGATGATTCTTGCTGGCAAAATCAATGTGCAAGGCAAGGAATCCAAAACAATCTTAGTTAAAGATGCAACCAAAGATGGGCGACCAATCATTGAAGTGTATCAGCGACTGGCAATCATGTTTGAGAATGACAAAGCCAACAATGACAAAGCACCAGATTACTCTGGGCCAATAGATGAAAATCTAAAAGTCGCTGGCTGGCGCAGAAGCAAAGATGGCAAACCATACATGTCGCTATCTGTTTCAGCTAAAGGTCAACAGCAAGCATCCAGTGGCTTGCCAAACGATGACATTCCATTCTAAACTATGAATGTTCTCTGGGAGGATACTGCCCTGTATGTTCGCCTCAAGTCATACGACTCCTCCCTGACTGGCGCAGCTTCGGCTGCGTCCTTTTTTTTGGAGACACAAAATGCAATTCAACGGAAAAATCTTAAAGAAAGTCCGAGAACAAAAAGGCATAATTCAAACAGAAATATGTGATGCCATAAACTTACATCAATCTCTTTATTCTAAGTACGAGAGGGGCGTAGTAAAAGAGCCACCTGCAACAGTAATCAAAAACATTGCTGATTACTTAGGTCTGCCTTACGAAAGTTTCTTTAGTGAAACAGCAGACGAACCAATTAATACAAGATCAAATATTCCAGAGCGAATTGACGTCCATGTTCATATCAAAATTGATTGGGGGTTTTGATGATTGAGTTCTTCACTGTCTTAATGATTGACTATGAAATGCCAGCACACAATGCCGCACCACTTGCAAGCATTGTCTATGCTTCAGAGAACCACTGCCAACAAGTAATGGATCAAGGATTGGCTGATCCAATCTATGACCATATCGTTAAGTTGTATGGCAATGACATATATATGACCTGCGTAGAAACAGATGTTGTTTCATCCGCACTTAGACCGAGGGCAAGACCATGAACGAAGAGCAAATGCTTCAAGCAATGCTTGCTGATGCAAGGCAAGTAAACAAAAGATACAGAGAAAAATGGGGCGGCAAGCCAGATAAAAAATACATAGAGCCAGAACCAAAACCAGTGGCGACAGCCGCGCCCACACAAGGCGAAGGCTGGCGCAACAGCAGTCTAAGCAAAGAAGAAATAGAAGACATTAAATACTTTCAAAGCAAAGGCTGGTGCGTAACATCAACCGCTATCTTCTTAGGTCTTAGCGATAGCACTGTAAGAAAGTATCGTGAGGATGCCAGTCGGGACCGACACCCCCAAGAATCTTAATACCATCTGCACATCTAAGTGCAAGTTAAATCATTAGCTCGAAGTGCGGGGCGTCGATAAAAGGTCTCCGCCCCTGTCCGCGCCTAGTGTCAATGTAATCATTCATTGCAGATTCCATAGTGCCATCCCAATAAGCAATGTTTGGAACAGACCAAGCAGCCCCCCACCGCACAGGCACATCAACAGCCCTTGCACCTTCAGCCATTGCATCGGCAATCTCATCATAGAGATTTAATTCCCATCGACCACCATCAACATACGCCATAAGATCAACAGCCAATCCATCCAAGTGCTTTGACTTCATAGTCTGACTTGCACCTTTGGCAACCAATGCCTTCTGCTCTTCGATAGTTCTTAGCCCACAGATTACAGAGAAGTCCTGTTTAGAAACAGAAATAGCATAGCGAACAACAGCCGCCATACGCTCATCAACACCTTCCAGCTTTTCTAAGCTGCGCTTTCCTAATTTATAACTCATTTCTTCCCTCCAAAAAATTTAGTCGCTGATCGAACACCAAAACTTGCAGCAACAATTACACCTAGCGTGTACTGATACCAATCAGGCATGGATTCCAATGCTGCAAAGCCATTCTGCACAGCACGATCTGCCCAATCAAATGGCAAGAAACAAAGAATAAGAGGGATTGAAAATAAAATAGTAAGCCACTCATCCTTCCAGCTATTCTGAGAACCCTGCGCCATTAGGCGTTCCCAATCACTCTCGCTCGTAGCGGCGTTCTTCATTATGGTGGCTTTGGCCTCTGCCTCAACCAACTTTAAATTAGCAGCCGCCGCATTTGCATCCGCCTTGCCTTTGAGCCAGCCACCAGCCAACTCAGCAATCGGCCCTATCAATGCTTGGATCATACCATCACCGTCCCATACAAAGTCATTTTAGTATTGAGAAGAAACTCAAGCGCCCTGACCATCAGGTACACCATGAAATCCTCAACGGTTGTCATACTTTTCCTCGTGAACAACCTTGTCAGAAGTTACAGTCGTCTTGGATTCCTTGCCCATCCAGATACCAAAGCAACCAGTAAGCGCACCCATGCACACAGACACCAATCCTGATTGTGCAACCGATGGATCAGGCAATGACATAAACCAATGCACTGCTTGATAAGTTAAGACGGTCACTGCCAGCATCATCAAACGCGGAAGTATCTTGAGACTGTCAATATATTTTGCTGTGATTTGTACCATTAGACCTCCATATCTACGATCTGGCCTTGAGGTTGAAGTCCACTATTGGACGCGCCAAATTTATCATAACTGAGCATTAAATCAAGTTGTTGTCTCTCCAGCGCCTTAGAGAGCTTGTGAGCGCGGCTATGTTCTACCTGCACCCTTTGCTGCGCTTGATGGTTTTCGATGCTCTCGCGGCTTCTCTGGGCTTCTACGGCGAAAGG